AAAGTTTCTATCACGCATTTGATCACAACTACTTTGCTACACAATTTCATATCGAATTATTTTGCGAAAACTTATTAGGGTTTACTCCTGCTAAGGAATTATACGATACAAAAATTGTACGCACAGGTTGGCCAATGGAGTATATGGACGATGCATTATTAGATTATAAGAACATGCCCAAACGTGATCTAATATTGTTTCCACACCGTATCGCACCCGAGAAGCAAGTTGAGATTTTTAGAGATCTCAAAGAATGGCTACCACAATATGAATTTGTTGTGTGTCAGGATCAACAGCTAACAAAGAATGAGTATCATAATTTGTTAGGCGAAGCTAAAATAGTTTTTAGTGCCAACTTGCAAGAAACACTTGGTATTTCTTGTTACGAAGGCGCGGTTGTGGATGCAATTCCTATGGTTCCAGATCGTCTAAGTTATACTGAGATGTATTTTGATACATTTAAGTACCCAAGTGAATGGACCGAGAGTTTTGAAGCATATCAAGCACATCGTCCAGAATTGTGTGGTAAGATCATGCAATACATGAACAATTACACAAGTTTTATTCCAAGAGTAAAACAACAAGCTGAGAATTTAACACAGCACTTCTTTAGTGCTACAGAATTATTGAAAAGGTTTAATAATGAGTAAAATAGGAATTATAGGGCTAGGATTTGTAGGTGGTGCTATTAAGGCATCATTCTGGGATGACAGTCAGTTAGTACTTGTAGATAAAGATCGTTTAAGAGGTCGCGATCCATTCCAGGATTTATCACAATGTGACGGTGTGTTTATTTGTGTACCAACTCCGCAAGATGACGATGGCACTTGCCACACAGATATTTTAGAAGACATTCTTGCCAAATTAAAATTGATTAAATTTGAAGGTGTTATTATCAGCAAGTGTACAGCACCCCCTGATACATACACTCGGTTGAATGATGAGTTTCCTAACCTAGTTCATGCCCCAGAGTTTCTTACTGCGGCTAATGCTGTAAAAGATTATGCCAGTGGTACGTTTGCAATCATCGGTGGTCGAGTTAAGGCTTATAGAGATCTAGCAGAAAAGATCATCAGAGACACACAACCAGAATTGCAAGCAGTTGCACATTGTTCTATTGCCGAAGCCAGTCTTGCCAAATATACTATCAACACATTTATGGCTACTAAAGTTATATTCATGAATGAAATGTACAATTTGGCAAACGCAAGTAATTGTGACTTTGACAAGATTGCAAACATGGTTAAACTAGATCCACGTTTTGGTAAGAGTCATATGCAGGTTCCAGGACCAGATGGTTCGTTTGGATTTGGTGGCGCATGTTTTCCAAAAGACACATCAGCATTACTCAAATATGCAGAAGGTCTCGATATTCAAATGAACGTGTTAGATGCCGCAGTAAAGAAAAATACTTTGCTACGCTTGACAGAACCTAAATAATATTGTATTATTAAATGAATGGAGTAATAATGACTGAATCTAGAACATACAAAAACGAAACAGGATTAGATGCAATGGCCGGAGACGGTGGCTACTCAGAAGGTTACCTTGCTGATGTCATACGTTTTAAGATGAAGCGTGATCAAAAACGCTTCTGGGCTGGTGACAACATCAGCGACTACTTGCACGAAGGTGATAAGGAAATTTTAATTAATGAAGCTACAGAAGCTTTTGAACGAGTATTAGATACCTTGTTAATTGATCGTGAAAACGATCCTAACTCAAAAGGCACTGCCAAACGTATGGCTAAAATGTATTTTAACGAGATAATGGCAGGTAGATATGAACCAGCACCAGATGCAACAAGTTTTCCAAATGAAGTTGAAGATGGTTATAAAGGCATGCTTGTTGTACGTTCTGAGTTACGAAGCATGTGCAGTCATCACCATCAGCCTGTTGTTGGTGTTGCTTATATTGGCATCATCGCCGCTGACAGACTTATCGGTCTATCTAAGTATACTAGGATCGCTCAGTGGTGTGCTCGCCGCGGAACACTACAAGAAGAACTTTGTAACGACATAGCACGTGAAATTAGCAACGCAACTGGCTCAAAGAACGTAGCAGTATATATTCAAGCAGTACATGGTTGCTGTGAGAACCGTGGTATTATGGCTAAGAGTTCATTAACTCAAACTACAGTATTAACAGGTGCTTTCAAAGACGATCCAGATACCAAGAAAGAGTTTTTTGACAATATTAAACTACAACAGGAATTTGCTACTAAATGATGGGCGATATAATTCTTCTCTTTGTTGTGTTAGGTCTTGGCATGTTAATTGGACACAATTGGCACTGGGAAAGCGAGCGTACTTACAAAGCACGACTATTGAAAGAATTAGACAGTGGACTTAAAGACGAACTAACTGTAGCAAATAATCTAAATGATAGTCTTAAACAAGACCTAGCTGAATTAAAAAGTAAAATACGTAAACTAGAATTGGAGAAAAGAAATGGCAACTAAACAAAAGGAAACTAAAATGTCAAAATTGAACAAACTAAGCAAAGTAAATGAATCAATTACCATCAATCGGTACGACAACGGCTTTATGGTCGAAGTTGGTGGTCGCAATGAAAATGACGATTGGAAAACAGCCAAAGTTCTATGTAATACAGAAGACGAAATGCTTGCTGTAGTACAAGAGTGGAACACAATGGAAGTAGAATAATTGGGAGAACATCATGGCAACATGGACCGTTAGTACATACTATAAAAAATCTTGTCAAGAAGTTGAAACCTATCACCAACGTAACGGTGATGGTAAGGTAACTGTAGTTAATGGGTTTCGATATGGTGAATGGACTGTAGAAACTACAGACGACAATCCACCCGAGTTTGAGTTTACAGAAGTACCAGGCGGGGACGGCAAGAAAGACAGCATCAATATGCTAGACTGTGAAGTTAACAATATCGAAAGCGTCGATTTAGTTGAAATGTTTGACGGCGGGTGTTGGTATGATGTTGAATTTGAAGGACTTACTGAAGAAGAGGAAGAAGAAATCCAAGAATTCCTTGACGAAAATAGTCCTTATGAATTAGAAGAACGTGAAGATGATCCTTGGATGCAAGGCGACACCGAATGGTGGATCTGGGGTCCAATTGAGATTAAAGATGAAGACGGCGAAACTGTACGTATCATTTGTGCAGACGCCGACGGTAACGTAATTGATTTTGTAGAGGAATAATAAAATGCAAGTAAGGGTACCAGAAGAAGGCAAAAAAATTGGCACATGCGGTTGCGGACGTAGCCCAACAGGCGATTGTTGCGGATGGCATGGGTTAAGTGAAGATGCATATAAACAAGCACTCGAAAAATACTTAACTAATCAGCAAGACAAAGAAGGCAAGGCTGTATAATGAGAATTAAGCAAAAATTACGCGATTGGCTTTTTAGCGATTGTGAAAATGAGGCAACATCGCTAAAAAAAGGAATTTCTGTAGATCATTCTAGTATCGACAGCGATAAAGCGATTAGATTCACAGCGTACAAAGCCGCAGGTGGTATGGTAGTTGAAACTAATTTTTATGATCGTATTAAAGATCGTAGTTATCGTAGCCTACATATTATTACTGATGATAAAGATCTTGGATACGAAATTGGTAAAATTATTACAATTGAATCGATGAAAGTATAATGGCCATTATAAGCTATCCAAAAGCCCCAGAATTTGATCCCGCAGATTTAGATAAACAAAATAATTGGTTTAAAACATATAGTATAAATCCAATTGAATGTGGAAAACTATGTGAACAATTTCCGGGGTTGCAAAATGCGTGGAATCAATTTATAATAACGTATCAACTTTGTAAAAGTGAAGGCAATGAATAAGTTTTTAAATTTTTTAGATAACATCGGTCGTAAACGTGTGATTATGGACCGTGAAAGTAATGAACCATATCTAGAGCGTTATTATCTATTTTTAAAAGATAGACCTAAATGGTTTCCTTTTAACGTGTTTTTGCATAAGTTTTTAAAAAGCGATCCAGATGTCCCGCACGATCATCCTTGGGGCTATGCCACTTTAATTTTAAAAGGTGGCTACTATGAATGGATTCCTAAGATTAATAGTTTAGGCGAAAAGTTTGGAGAATATCGTGTGTGGCGTGGTCCGGGACATTTCCGTATTTGCAGTCCAAACTCATTTCATCGTATCGAATTACACCCCGACGTAACTGCTTGGACGTTGTTTATGCCTGGCATCCACAAACGTGAATGGGGATTTTTAACAGGTTCATTATGGACTACTAAATGGGTCCAACATGAACAGTTTTTGAAAGACAGACGTGAACAAGCAATTAATAAATTATCGTGATTACACTCACTTAGTAAGTAAAATTTGTCGGGACATTACATTTAGTAATTGGAAGCCATCTTATGTAGTTGGTATTACCCGAGGAGGACTTTTGCCCGCCGTGATGATCAGTCATTGGTTGGGTGTTCCTATGAAATCTCTAGATGTTAGTTTACGTGACGGCGGGGAGACTGTTAGTAATTTTGGAATGGCCGAAGATGCGTATGGGTATAAAGGCGAAATTGGAGAGCAAGCCGCTCCTAATATTTTAATCATTGATGATATTAATGATACCGGTGCTACGTTTAACTGGATTATGAAAGACTGGGAGTCTATATGTTTGCCCGGCGATGCACGATGGGATCATGTGTGGAATCAAAATGTAAAATTTGCAGTAGTAGTAGATAACCTTGCCAGTAAGTGTAATGTTCCAATGGACTTTGTTGGAATGGAGGTTAACAAAGCTGAACAAGATGTATGGATTGAATTTCCGTACGAGGAATGGTGGACAAAATGACACAAGTTAAAGAAGGAAGTAAATGGGCTGGGGCCGATGGTAGAAGATTCCATGTCATCCATGTAGTAGAAGCAAGTGACGGACACATTTGGATACACTACGAACAGGACAATGTAAAAGAATCTCGTGAGTTTAGTTGCTATATTGAAAGTTTCCTAGAAAGATTTAGAGAGTTACCAGAATGACACAATTAACAGGTTTAGTAGAAAAAGGTTGGGGTTCAGAATTAATTTGGGTTACTAACGACAAGTACTGTAGTAAATTTTTAAACTTTAATCAAGGTGCTATGTTTAGTATGCATTTTCATTCCGAAAAGGAAGAAACATGGTACGTAGTTAAAGGAAAATTTAAAGTTAGATATATTGATACAAAAAATGCCGATATTCTTGAAACAGAAATTAATCCGGGCGACGTGTGGCATAATGAACCATTATCTCCTCATCAAATTATATGCTTAGAGGAAGGTACTATTTTAGAGGTATCAACTCCAGACTCTGTAGAAGACAATTATCGTGTAGGTAAAGGCGATAGTCAAAAATGAACGAACGAATTAAACAACTTGCTGAACAGGCTGGACTACGATTTACTCAACTAATGAGCAATCCAATGGTTCCTATTGTGGATGGTAAAGAAACAGATTTAGAAAAGTTCGCCGAGTTGATTGTCAGAGAATGTTTAGACATTGCCTTAGAGGTTAGAGGGGAACCAGCAACTGATACACATTATGTTATTGGGTATGACCGTGCTTGTGAAAAGATGATTAGTGGA